GCCATGCACATCAGAAGAAGATTGTGCAGCAAAACGTTCACGTTATGATAATATTGACAACATGCGTGATAAGGGCGAGCCAGTAAAAGAAACAGACCTTCATGATGCTCTCCACGAAAAATGGCACCGTGATCATGGTGATGAGCCTTGCACATCTATCCAAGATTGTGCTCGTAAGTCTGCACGTTACAACGATTAAGAAGTCATCATGGCTTTAAGAAAATGCTGGTATTGTAACGATTGGCTATATGCCAACGATAATGGTGAGTATGAAGATGCTACTCGCCGTTCAACATACTGCCCAGGAAGCGCCGATGATTTGCACAGGCCTGCTGAAGCGTCAGATTATATTGGTGAAATGAAGCGCTACCTCAACCGAAATAAAAAAGCTAGCACTGCTGCTTATTGTGCTGGTTGCCATAACATCTTTCCTTCTTCTCAAGGGTTTCCTCACACTCAAAGTGGCGATACGCTTATGTATTGCCCACGTTGTGCTGATAATGGAGAAGTTTTTGGAGAACAAAATGGTTTCTCTGTATCAGCTGCTTCTCCTGCATTAGATCTTGAATGTAATCATTGCGGTGAAGAAATGGATGCTGGTGATGACAACGAAACTGATCTTTTTGGTGGCGTAGGGGAAACTTGCCCAAACTGCAATACAGGCAAACTAAAAATGGCAGCTAGCCCTGGCATGACTACACAAGATAAATTTGAAAATGCTAGCGCCATATCATCTGGCATGACTCCAGATATATTTAATGATACTACAAACGATATACAAGATACTACATATAGTGAGATGCAAAAAGCTATTAACGCTCCTAGATCATATAAGCCACCAAGAGATATGACTAGGGAACAGGTCAACGGACTTGACAAAAATGGCGATGGCATTTACCCAAGATCTCATAAAATTGCATCTTATGAGGATATTAGAAAACATTTGATTGAACACCACGGATTTAAAAACGACTGGTTAAGAGGATATAATCAAAAAGATTTAATGAAAGTATATGATGCAGCGCATGCACATGGGGCATATGCAGTAGATCATGGATCAACTATATCCGATTATGAGCATGGAAATATGATTACTAGCTCACAATTAACAAATCTTATTAATTCTAAAGAAGAATTCTATCATTAAATGATTAAATGCTGCTAATATAGACATAAATAGATATAAGGAATACAATGGTGGATATAATTCACCAAAAAGATTTTAAAAAAAAATAAAGAATCTAAGTAAGATCTTTAATAAATAGGAGAAATAAAATGGATGATTACACCACTGAGAACCTTGATGTAGATTTCGCTCCACCAGGTGCTCCAATGCCACTAGATTACATGAATACGGTCCAAAATGATGCTCAACAAAATCAGCAAACTGTAGATGACTCTCGTGCTGCCTGGGCTGCTGAAATTGACCGTGACAACGCTAGTGGTTCACAACACGAGAACCCATATGAGAATCCAGCTCAACAGACTGCTCCATACATGAGAACTGCTGCTCAAGCTTCAGGATTTCGCAAGCGTCAAGCTCGCAAAGACATCCAAATGGCTGTTTTTGCCTCAACTCAGTCACCAACAATTGCTGGCGCTAAAGTTCTTTTTGCTAATACAAGTGGCAAAAAAGTACAAGGTTCAATTCTTGTTGTTGGCGAAAAAGAATTCTGCGTAGTTTGGGAAGACCGCAAGGCTTCAATGGAAAAGAAAGCCGATTACCAGCTCATTTTCCAAAGCCCAAAGAANTAATTAAATAATAAGGATAAAATATGGGCCACAATTTAGCCACTGATATTGCCACTATTATTTTGATTATGGCAGGTACTNCCGCTGTAACAGTACCAATTACAATTGGATTTGTACTTCAATTCCAAAAAAATAAAGATAAAATCTATGCTAAACTTTTTGGGGTATTCCATAAGGAATAATCTCATAGAGAGGCATTTGCTATGATTAATTTTTTTAAACGTAATAAAAACAATGTTCTTAATGAAGAGATAGAAAAACAAGAATATTCTGTTTTATCTGGAATCATTGAAGCAATTGAGTTTAAAAGAACTAAAAAAGAAATTGACGGAGTTCTTCTAGACATAGAAGGACGTGAGTTTCAATTCAAAATTTCGCCAAATGGGGACCTTCTGAGGTTAAGTGGTGTCAAGGAAGATCTTCCATTAGCGTGGCATATTTGCGCTGATTACTTAAAACGCCAATATGGTAAAAATGAAATTAATGAATTGCGAAGGGAACTTAATTCTATGATGCAACAATTACATTTTGCATTAGAAGAAATAAGCGAAGAAATATCAGAAATTGAGATCCCTGAAACAACTCCACAAGTTATTACACAGGTTCAATCATCCCCAGTAATAGAAGAATTAGAGCCAACCGTCCATACCCAGGTTGACGAAGATTCGTTTGAAGACGAAAAAGACGAAAACCAATTGCAGTTTCAAGACTTTTCCGACGAAGACCTTGCTAATCATGCATTAAAGGTCCTTAGCGGAGAAGTCAAATTTAACGCTGAGGTCTAAATAGGAGAAATATTATGCAATTTGCTTCAGGAGTAGGACAAGGTGCCTACATAGCAGGAACAACAGCAAATGGATATAGTGGCTACGGAGCTACTTACAATTTTATTAATGTCAATGCGCCAAACTCTACATTGACTGTTGGTAGCGGTTCTTTCCCACAAAGAACTTTTAAACAGGGTAACGTTGTCCCTGGAATGTTCCTTAATTATACTGCTGGCACAAATCCTCAGTGGATCTACAGCACTTCTTGCAGGTTCTCTCTTGGATCAGGAACTGGCGGTAATGATATTGGTGCCATTACTGTAAACTTAAACTTAGAGCCAGGTTGGGCAGGAACTGCATCTGTTCAGCTTCAAGGATCTTTTGAAAGATTTGCTTCTGATGCTACTGACTGGATTAATATTGGCAGCCCTCTAGTAGTAAGCGCTTCAGATAAAGATTTAATTCTTCAAGTAACATCTGACTATATGGTTCCTTCATACCGCCTTCAAGCTACTTTAACTTCTACAACAGCTAACGATGGTGGAATTATTGATTGGTCAGTAGCAAACATGTTTGTAGACCTTTCTGCTGAGCGCATGGCTGCTAATGCCAACGCTGTCAATGGTCGCCTTGGCCAACCAAACCTTGTTGTTAACTCTAGCATCCCATTTGGTAGAGAAACTAACTGGGTTGGTAATACTGGTAATACTGGAGTCAACCAGACTGAAATTGAAGAAATGTTCACACCAGGGGGTCAAATGTAATGGCAGATCGTCAGCAAAATATTAGACAATCAGCAAAAAGAAAATTAGCAACAAATTGGACTCTTTCAGGTAATACAATAGAAGGTGGAATCCACATTTCTGGAGCTCCTTCATTGTGCGGTAATTGTGGATCAGAAGTCCCACCGTATGCTGAAGGATATTGCCCAAGTTGCAATCACTAATAAGAAAGTAGACCATGGCTAATAACGGCGAGGGCTTGACCCTACCAAGGGAACCTATTCGCAAAGCAGCTGCATCAAGAGCTGCTGCTAAAAAGCTCATTCTTCCTGGATCTTTTAAACAAGATGTGATGAATCAGCAATCTTCTGAATCAAGAGCTAGAAAACGCCTTGATGGTAGAACTGCATCTTCTCAATTTGATGAGCAATCTGCTCGCAATATGGAAGGCATGGGAAGACGCACTGCTGCTGCAATGGGAACAGATGCTCAGTGGGCATGGCCTAAACTTCACGACCCATTTGAGTACTGGCGTGAGCGTACTTGGTGGTTCAACATGGAAGACCCTGACGAACAAATCCAGAAAATTCGTGACTGGACTCGTCTTATGTACACTACTCACTATCTTGTACCTTCTCTTATTGATATTTATACTCGTTTTCCACTTCTTGACATTGAGTTCACTCATCAAGACCCAAAGATTGCTGAATTTTATCAAGAATTGTTCTTTGATGGTTTGAACTATGAAGAGTTTTTATTTGACCTTGGACGTGAGCATTGGACAGTTGGTGAAGCTTTTGCCATGGGTTCTTGGCACGATGGAATCGGTGCATGGGAAGATGATGAAATTATTAACCCTAATGACGTTATTGTAGCTAAGAATAGAGCTCTGCGTACTTATCAATTCCACATTAAAGTTCCTGATGAAATTCGCAAACTTATTGATACTCGTGACCCAGCTCCAGAATATGCTGCTCTCATGCAACTTTATCCTGATGTTGTAGCATGGGCTCGCCAAGATAAAGAAATTCCTGTATCTGACGTTCTCATGAAGCAGATTAAGTTTAAAACAAACCCATGGTCTGAGCACGGTTCTCCAATTCTTCTTCGTGCTTTCCGTATGCTTATGCTTGAAGAGTCATTAAACGCTGCTCAAGATGCTATTGCTGACCGTTTGTATTCTCCTCTTATTCTTGCCACCCTGGGTCTTCCAGACGTTGACGAAGATGGCCCATGGATTCCTGATGCTACTGAACTTCAGGCTCTTCGTGATGACCTTTCTATGGCTATTAATTCTGATTTCCGTCTTATGACATACCATCATGGACTTGATATTAAAAATGCTTTTGGTAGAGAAGCTATGCCACGTCTTGACCAAGATTTTATGAGAGTTGAATCTAAAGTTATGCAAGTTTTTGGTATTGGTGCTGAACTTTTGCAAGGTGGAAATAGTAACGCCCCATATGCTTCTGGTGCTCTTAATCGTGAACTTATAACACAGATGCTTACTACGTATCAAAAAAAGATTGCACGATTTATTGAAGAGCGCATGCGCCCTGTTGCAGAACGTCAAGGCCACTATGAGTACCGCAAAAGTTGGTAATGCTCGTATTCCTATAATGGAAACTGTTTTACTTGTTAATGAAGAAACTGGTGAAGAGTACGTAGAAGAACGCCCAAAACTTGCTATTCCAGATGTTAAATTTAAATCAATGAACTTGCGTGATGAACAAGTTGAACGAGGATTTATTCAACAACTTGCTGCTAATGGATTCCCAGTATCTCTTAAAACAATGGCTGTTAATATTCCTATTGACTTCAGCGAAGAGGTTGAGGCCAAAACAGAGGAGAAGTTGCAGACAGTTGTTGCTGAGCAACGTTTTAAGAAGGAACTCTTTGAGCGGCTTATTGCTCTTCAACTTCCTATTCCTCCTGAATATTATCAAGAATTTATGGCTTATCAGATGCAGCAAGAAAATCCTGAAATGGTAGCTCAGATGTCACCACAAGGAATTGCTGATATCACCTCCCAACCAGCTGCTCCTAATATCTTGACTCCAGGATCACAATCTGATGCTGATTCAATGGTTGGCCCATTCTTAATGCCAGGAATGATTCCTCCACAGCGTTCTGAAGAATCTGACGAACAAAAAGGCTCTGAACCTAAAAAAGCACAACCTAAAAAGACTGAAAAAAAGAAAACTGATACAAAAACAGATTCTAAGACAAAGAAAAAGTCTTCTATCAATGGCACTGAATATGAATATGATGATGGTGATGATGAGAACATTGCTTATGCCAGCCAAGACAATGGTTATGTAGCTGAATATGGAAGCCGTATGTATTTTGGAGTTCCAAAAGAGCAAACGCTTCGTCGTAAGATGACTCTTGTAAAAGGCATGAAAATTGTTACAGATAATCAATATGAACGTTTTAATTTAGAAGATTTTGAAGAAAATTATCGTGTTGCCACAGCAGTAGCTGAAGAAAATGAAGCTGCTGATGAAGCCATACAACATGGCGTAGCAGATGATGGAGAAGTCAGACCAGGCAACACTGGAGCTGGTTTAGATTTTCAAAATAAAGATGGTAAATTATAAATTGCAATGTAATATTATGCAGAAAGAATTGTAAGGACTGATATGAGCAGATTACTAGATTCCCAACCAAAATTCTTTCAAGCCAGCAAAAAGACTTCTGGCATTACATCATTATCTACGGATATACAAAAGTATGAAGTAATCAAGGAATCTGGAACTGCTCGTAATCTTGATAAGCTAGACCTTACTGATTCAATTTACGAGGATTAATCCATCATGATAGCTGCTGGCATGTCATCAACAACAGTAATAGATACTGTACTTATTTATGCAATTGCCACAGCTGTAGGTGCTCTTCTTATTTGGATTGGCAAGTCAGTTGCTACTGTAGCAAAAAATCAATCTGCTATTCACGATCAAGTAATGGGAGTCCCAGAAGTTGGTTACCCATCTATGAGAGATCAGTTTACTGAAATTCGTAATCATCTTTGCAGACAAGATCAAATTCTTGAAAAACAAGATTCAACTCTTGCAAATCTTGAACATGAGGTTCAAGATAATTCAGGATCTTCTTTAAAGGATGCTGTAAAAGTTGTAAATAAAGACGTAAATAATATCAGAAAAGACATCCTCCCTGGCCTTTCTAAAAACAACGAAGTTCTTCAATCTCTTCAAAAAAAAGTTGATGAAATTGACGCAATATTAGAAAAGCATCTTAACTCAATAGAATCTAAGAATAATTAATTATTCATAGTGTATTTATGCCTTCTATTCAAATTTAGAGTTAGGTTGATATGATTAAATTTGGTGCACCCACATTAAAGAAAAAAGGCTTCCTTAGAATAGCTGAGGACGTCTCTATTCACCCTATTAGCCTCAAAGATTTTAATTATGAAGAACGCCCTGGATACTTATACGCTGTATCCAGGGCAATTTCGTCTAGGGTCAATGCTAATTATGATGGTTGGCCTGTAAAAGAACTTCGGAAGGCCTATAAAACGTTTATAGGTCGTCCTGTGTTTGTAGAACACAACAATAGCGATCCAAAAGAAGCTCGTGGTGTTGTTCTAGATTCATTATACAAAGAAACAAGATTGGCTTCAGGTCACACAGATGGATCTGTTTACTGTTTAATGGAAATTGATGCTCAGACTTTCCCAAAACTTGGGTCAGCTATCATGAGTGGTCAAATTCCAGGAGTAAGCATGGGTGCAGATGTTGGATCTACAACATGCTCGGCTTGTGGAAACAACGCTAAGACAGAGCGTGATTACTGCGAGCACCTTCCTTATATGAAGGGCATGAGATTAGATATTTATAAAAATGGAACTAGAAAAGAAGCTTTGGTTTGGGAGAATTGCCACAGCCCTAACTTCTTTGAACTTAGCTGTGTTTTTGACCCAGCAGATGAGTCAGCTTGGTTCCTAGACAAGAAAATGGTTCCGTATGCCTGAGCTTAGAGTGGCAAAAGAGGTTATGCGTATCCCAGCTGATGTGGATACAATGCGTGACGAATCTCAATGCCCAGTTTGCGGTTCCGAATTCGATGGAATGCTTTGTGACTCTTGTGGTTTTGAAGCTCCACCAGAGGATTTCCAAAACCCTGATACAGAAAAAAAGGGTCGGGATCCACAATACGAGCCACAACCAGCAGGTTCAGGTCCTCCACAACAAGAGGATGATGAACAAGCTGAAGAAGATCAAGAAGCTGACCAAGCTTCTGACCTTGGCTCAGTTGAACAAGACCCTAGTACTAGGATCAATGAACTTCAACAAGAACTTCTGAAATTACAGAATTTACAAAGAATGCAACAATTAGATGCTGTTTCGCAGCAAAGACAGGGAGCTACTATGAGCCGATTTGACGACGAATTACGTCCTCGTAAGCGTCAAGCCATGGTCCCAGGTGTTCAGTATGATCAAGTATCGAACATGAACCTTGATGGTCCGCTTGGCCTTTCATCCATGTCACCTCCTCCACAGCCTTCGCAGTGGATTGATGTGATGCCAGCTCGCAATATTAACGTGCAAGACCTGGATGCCCAAGATGTAATGGGCGGTCCTGGTGATAATCGTGTGGTTGCTGAGCCTGATATTTATGCAATTGATCAGCCAATGGGCGAGCGTGCTGCTTCTAAGTTTATTAGAGCTGCTGCCAAAGGCCTTGCTGAGCAAGCTAGCACTGAGGAAGTAGACAAGGCTATCTGGTCTGCCCACAATGCTATTAAGTCTGCTGCTAAAAATGACAAGCAGATCTATGCAATTGACCGTAGACTGGGAATTATTTTTAAGCACCTTAAAGAAGGCAAATCTGTAAAGATTGCTAACGTAATTGAAAGACTTAAGGAAGTGCACGATCAACTTGAGAAGACTGCTACAAATGGTAATCAGGAAACTTCTCGCCCAACTCAGGTTCAAGATCTTGATGACGTTTCGCAATCACGTCAGGAGGTAATGACTCCTGACGCTATTACTGACGTGCAAGCTCCTAACCTTCAGCCTAACCAACTACAACTTGCTGATGTACCTCCTTACTACAATGATGGTGCTTCAACTGGTTTTGTCCCACAACAAAGTGAAGACAAGACTCCTTGGCCTGGTGACGCTACTAATCCAGCTTTTGTCCCTTACCAGCGTGCTGCTAAAAAAGACAAGAAAAAGGATAAGAAGACAGAAGATAAAAAGAAGTCAGACAAGATGGTAGAAAACGAAATGAATTCTGAAGAAGGTGAAATTGAGAAGGAAGCTTCTTCTCGTGAAGGTCTTCTTCGTGCCGTTAATCTTGTAGACCGTCTTGAGCGTCTTGGTATGGTTCGTAAAAATGAACGTGCCAAGCATATTGCTCAGTATGAAAAAATGTCTCCATCAAAAATTGAGGGTGTAATCATGACCCTTGACACAATGGAGCGAACCGGAGCGGTAAAGCCACGTCAAGCTGCAAGAGTTTCTAGCTCCCAAGCTGCTCGTGTTCCAGAAATGGGCCGTGCCACAAGAACCGCTTCGGTTTCGAAGCAAGATGTCCTAAAAGACGACTATCTCATTACACTTTAATTAAAGGAGAAACAAAATGTTACAGCTAAACAGCGTAGCTAATGTTGGTGTGCACAGAACTTGCACACCTTTATATGAAAAGTACGAGGCAACTCCGTACAACACCTTCCTGGACCCAACCGAAACAGGTAATATTTACTCTGGCATGGTTGTTTACCGCACAGGTGCTGACACCGTTGCTTTGTACGATGGCGCTACAAACGTGAGCACAGCTTACGCCAAGCCATTTGGACTTGCTGGTTTTGACCGCAACCCTAACATCGATGACCTGTCCCAGGTTGGCCTTAACGCCGTTTCTGTGTGGCTCGGTGGCGAGAACGCTTTCTTCACGATTGGCGCTCCTGCTTTCGACACAGCTGCTTCAGCTGGTTACACAGTCCCAACGAATGGTGGTCGTCAATACTTGTACGCCGGTACATCAACCAAGAAGGGTATGTTGACAACTGACCAATCTACAGGTGCCGTTCCAGTTGCTGAGCTTATTGACGTTCTTGGCCCAACACAAATTGTTATCCGCCTTGTGCCATCTGGTACTCTCGGTACAGTTTCTGGTAACGCTCAATAATTTATTTTCTTAAAGGAGAAATATAATGTCTACATCTTTAACAGCACCTCAGGGCGGTCTAAGCCCTAGAGTCGCTCGCAAGTCAGACACGTATGTGAATGACATTGTAGAGGCTCGCAGTCGTCTCAAGGAATCTACTGGTCGTGTGACCGCTACTCGTGAAGAGAAGCAGCGTCGTCTCAGCCAAATCCTTGCTGACAAAGACAACTACATGGTCCGTTTGGGCCAGGGTATGATTGGTCCTATCCAACTCAAGCTCCGTTATCAGGGTATGACTCGTAACGTTCTTCTTGAGGATCCGCTGACCCCTGGTGTTCCAGTGGTTTACGATGTTCTGGATGAGTACGGTCAGGCTTACGTTCTTTCCGGTAATGAGGGTGAAGTTCGTGTTACCCCATTTGAAGGTAAGAAAGTTCCAGTCCGTTTGTTCCGTATCGCTACCTTCCCACAAATCAAGAAGGAAGACCTATGGTACCTGCGTGTTAACATTGTTGAGTACGCTCAGGACATGTCGAAGCAAGCTATCATGCAACAAGAAGACGCTCGTCTGATCACGATTCTTGAGGCTGCTATCAACAACTACGCAGTTGACCCTAACCACGTAGTGTCACCTACTCACATTGTTAACGAGCTTTCGGGTTACGTTACACCTGACTCACTGTATGACCTCGTTGGTCTTATTGAGGTTCACCAGTTGGAGGCTGCTCGCCTGCTCATGAACCCAATTGACTACCGTGACCTTTACAAGTGGGACATCAACCAAACTGGTTGGGCCTTCAAGGACCGTGTTGTCGCTGGTGAGCGCATCATCCAGTTCGGTGGCTTCCAGGTTCAGCGTTCCATTGAAGTTCCTCAGGGTACGGTCTACTTGACCCCAGCTCCTGAGTTCCTCGGTGTATTCCCAGTCATGTACTCTCTTGACGTTGAAGAGAACCACACCCCTGAGAAGTTCCACAAGGGTTGGGTCATGGACGAGCTCGTTTCTGAGATTGTTCTTAACCCTCGTGGTCTTGGTAAGATCGTCAAGGCTTAGTTATAAATTGACCTCAAAAGGGTCTACATTCGTTTGTGAGGGGTTAGGGATAGGCTCTAACCCCAAACAAGCGTTTTGATAATACATTAGCTCAGGGCGTGAAATATCGTCCCTTGAAAGCAAAGGAAAATAAAATGGCAAGACAAGTTACCAGAAGAAGTGATGGTGGGGAAGCTACCCCAGTTGAAGTTCCTTCTCTTGACGGAGAATTTGTAGATCATAAGCCAGATCCACAAGATATGGCTGCTGCAAAGGCTATTGTGCCACCAAGCGCAAAAGCTTTTTCAGATGTACAGACTGCTGAATGGATTGAAAACCTGACAGCAGCCCGAACAGTGTTTAATAGTCCTAAGGGCTCGTTTTTACTAGCTCCGACTGGACATCACGGTTCGGTACAAGCCTTAGAGGGTGATTTACGTAGGGATCCATATATCCTGCGTGCAGCTCAAAGAGGAAAAATTCGATTTTTGACTGAGGAAGAAGCTTCAGAGCGTATTCCTGAGTTAACAGATGAGCCTAGCAATGTGGAAGATCACTCTGATCGCATTGCTAAGCTCCTAGGACCTAACGCTTCAGAAGAGAATGGGCTTTACAAGAAAGACCTCCCTGACGAAGCAGAGCCAATTGGTAAGCCCCAGACTCCAGAAGAAGTTTGGAATGGGGAAGTTTCTAGACGCTACTAAAGGAGAAATCATGAGCGACAATAATCTAGACAAAGAAGTTACCGTTGAGGTAACTGAGGAAACCAAGAAGGCTTCTAAGAAAGCAGAAGCTGTTGTAGAGCCTGTCGCTCAAGATGCTCCTGTTGTTGAAGAAGCTGTAGTTACTGAAGAGGCTGTGGGCTTTGTTGCTCCGCAAGCTTCAACTGGAACCACGTACAACATTTGGGCTCCTTGGGACACTGCACAAAACGGTGACCTGCTTTCTTATAACACAAAAGTTAACTCATCTGACTGGGCTGGCGCTGTAGTTTACCAGCTTGGTCAATACAACACAGCACAGAGAGGCTTCTAATGACAACATACAACGTAGCCACAGAATCTGCAGAAAAACTTGCCGTTAGAATTAATTCTAAGGGTGGCGCTTCTGCCATGGAAGGCGAATATGGCGTTCTTTATTTAAAGGCCCCACTTTCAGTATCAGTTGATGTCACAGCTGCCACTGGTGGGCACGTTGCCACAAGCACCACATATTTTTACTACGTAACAAGAGTAGTAAATGGCGTTGAGTCATTTGGNGTTTCTGGTTCGTTTACTACTGGNGCTACTNCTGGTGGTACATATAAGCCTGTGTTCACAGTAACAGATATTGCTTCAAACGTAATTTCAACATCTGCTGCTACCTCATATAATTTGTATGCAGGTATCACATCACTTGCTAACGCTGTTCTTCAGAGCAATGCTACGGTAAGCGGTACAACGATTACGTGGGCATCAACTATCCAAACTGGTACAACCAACTATACAGCATCACCAGCAATGGTCAGTTACCCACAATCATCTGGTGCAGGTGCTTACAATGCTCCTACTTGGGTTGATGACGCTCTTGCTCATAACCCAAATGCTACAACTGGTTTTTCTGGAACATCGTTTACTGGTGCTGAGAATCAAGTTCGTCAAATTCGTACAAGCGTTGTTGAATCACAAATTTACTCTCGTACCGACACTGCTACAGTGACATCAGGTTCGGGTACAGTTTCTGATACTTCAATTACTTGGGCAGATTTTGGCAAGCCTGTAACTGGTACTGGCATCCCAACCAATGCTTATGTTGGAACTGTTACTCCAGGAACTTCATTTGTACTTTCATCAGTTCAGGGCCAAAACGTCCCTTGCTGGCCAGGTACAACAAATGCTTTCCAAGCTACAGCTAACGGTACTTCTATTACAGTAAGTGGTTCAAATGTTGGTCCTCTTCCTGTTCAAGTTGGACAATACCGTACCACTCGTTGGCAAGGCTAGTCATTGGAACAGTCTGCTGTTAAAAAAATAACAGTACAGGCAATTATTTTAAGAGCTAATGGCTCCCAGGAGGATCTTGGTAAAATTTCCTCTTGGGAGTCTAGTTCTTATATGGGGCTTAAAGAGAAGGAATAATGGGCGCATCACTTTCTTCACAAGGTAGAGCAAGATTAGTTCAAAATATTCTTGGTACCACTTTTTCTATTCCAAGATATATTGCTTGGGGAACAGGTGCTGGTACAACTAATCCTACAGATGAAACTGTTTTTAATGAAGTTGTTGCAGATGGAAGAATTAAT